AAAGCTTCTAATACTCACTCCCGCCTCACTGGAGGTGCGAGAGAGGACTTATGCGATCAACTCAAAGACCGGTTGGATGTTGGGGAAAGTGGCCTCGTTCGTATGGTTCTTTCGAAAGATGGAATTATTGAAGAACGAGGTATGCTTCCCCCTTCGCGTTCGGAGTGGTCCCGCCTTGTTCGGTCCCCAATCATCCGCGACTACGACTTCCTTCCCGATCAGATCCTTGAAAAGATCCCAGAGGAGTGGAAGTCCATGCCCTTCGCGAAGGTTCGCGGGATCACGGAACCCCTGAAAGTTCGGACAATTACGGCGATGGCGTCGTTCAGCACTTATGTTGCAAAGCCAGTACAAAAGGCCCTCTGGAATTATCTAGCGCGCTTCCCCTGCTTTGCACTCATCACTCAGACCTTCTCTGAAGATCTCCTCCACCAACTTCTTGCACGTCATCGTGCATTGTTTGGTGAGGATTCTGAATGGGATTTTGTCTCTGGTGATTATTCTGCTGCAACCGACAACCTCAAGATTCAAGCTACCAAGCTTGTCCTAGAGGAAATCGTCCGAAAGTTGAGTCCAGAAGACTCAGCCCTTGTCCCCCATCTTGAGGAGATCCTCTGTGAGCAAGTCCTAGTCTACCCCCCTGAGTCAAAACTTGACCCGGTCCGGCAGACCACGGGACAGCTCATGGGCTCTGTCCTTTCTTTTCCAATCCTATGCATCCTCAACCTTTGGACTTTCTTTAAGTCTCTCAGCCCCGAATTGCAGAAGGGTTTTCTCTCCGGCCGGCTCTCATGGGCTCTTCTCCCCGTTTTAATTAACGGCGATGACATCCTATTCCGAGCTACCCCAGAGATGTACCTTCGTTGGAAAGAAGCCGGCTCCAAGATCGGTTTCGAGCTTTCCCTTGGAAAGAACTTCGTCCATCCTCGTTTCTTCACAGTAAACTCCCTCCCTCTCGAGTACGTCTCTGGTCGGTCTGTAAGACCCCCTATGACAACTTTTGAGAATAAAGAGGGTCTCTCCTGGGCTGACATCGAAGAGCTTCCTAGCACCGCCTACTTCCC